GAAGAGGCAAGTTCGTGGGAGGTCTGCTCAAGAGCCTTATTCCAGGCATGTGACTCCTGCCCTATTCAGTAAGCGCATGCAAGTGTATGCCTATACCAGTGCAACAGTTGTGCTGGTAGGTTTACTGATAGGAGTGGGATGGCTTTATAAGATGGAAAAAATCCAAACCGGAGACTCAGTTCTAATGCTCATTCTAGGTCAGGTGCTGGGTGCATGGGTAGCATTGACCAATAAGATATTCAGGATTACAGCTCCGAACATTGGAAGTTCTGATAATGTTTAACTTTGTGATATGAATTGCCTAGAAGATTACATTGGACTAAAGGGTTGCACAGCTGAAGCCCCTCTGTCTGGACTATACATAAATGATTATCCGGGCATGAGTTCGGAGCTGCTGGATAAGATTGCAACACCTGAGCAAGTGTCTTATGTAGGCATGTGGAACTCAGCACAGGCTGTCAGCTATGTCAGAATCAAGAGAGACATTCAATCTGCCTTATTCACTTCAGCAGAGGCTCAGCTAGATCAGGTGCTGTTCCAGACAAGCAAGAACTTTGTGCAGCAATGGCAGCAGATTCAGACTGTACCAGCAGAGGCAATTCTGAAGGGAGCATTTGTAAGTGTGCAGGGCAGCAAGTATTTAGCACTAAGAGTCAAGCAGATTTATGTTTACAATGCCGGGCCTGCTATTACTGCTGTGCCTTGGTATATTTTCCAGACTCAGGATGGCAAGATACTAGACCAGGGAACTGCTGACCTTGTTGAGGGCATGAACTATCTGCCGGTCAATAATGAGTTCTACTCAGACTTCGACAAGATTAACATCATGGTGGCTATGGATTGCACCAACCTGCCAACCACCACAGGCTTCTTCATTGATTGGGGCTGGAATCAGATGGACTTAGAATGTGCAACCAGATTTACTTACCTGTGGAGAAATGGCTGGAGCATCTTCCCGGTTACTGCTCCATTAGGCTATGGCTTTGGCGATTCATGGACTCAGGATAACAGTCAGTCAGGAATCTACATTGATGCTCAATTATTGTGCAGCCTTGATTCATTCATCTGCCAGCAGAAGGAGTTTCTTCTGGATGCCTGGGCTAATCTGCTCTGCTATCAGATACTTTGGCAAAAGGTAGCTTCACCGAGGGCTAACTACTTTGCTCAAGGCAATCGTGAGTTTACTGAGCGAGCAATGGCTACCTTTCTCGATGGTTACAATCAGAGCCTCGCAATCTGGGCAAGACAATTAAACCTGAGAGGGGAAGGTCTGTGCTTTAATTGCGATAATGCCGGGCTGATTCAGCAGGGGTTTGTTAGGCCTTAACCCCTCAGATTCGAGGGGTTTATGAGGTCTTAGAGGGTAAAGTTCTCTAGTCTCTCAATCTCATGGTTGAGATACCACTGAGCCTTTTTTAAGTCCTCCAGTTTGCTCCCTTTCTTGCCTGCTCTGCTGATGTACTTGACCACATTGCCAAGACAAAAGCCTAGCTTCCATGCATCAATGACCTTGATGGCCTCATAGGTGCTATCAGAGCCTCCGTAATGCTCTGGATGATTTACAGCATCAGGTTTATTCATCTGCTCAATGTGTTTGCGCAGGGGCTTTTCATAGTGTGGCTCATCCCAATAGTCTAGCATGTTCATGGATAATAAAATAGTTGTTTTGGTTTATTACTCATAGAAATTGAATTGCCTTTAAGCTGATCTAATGACTGAACCAGCTGCCCATTAAAGTACCAACCACAATGCCTGGGCTTAGAGCGCATATTAATAAGCTCAGCCTTGACCAGCACATCATTCAGGTCAATATTGCCTTCATTGTCAATGATAAAGTCTATCAGCTCTTCGATTGGGTTCATTAGCGTTTCAGATTGAATCAAATCGTATCAGTCGCAAATATTGACAACTTTTGCGACACAATTCTACTGCAATAATTTGATTTTGCCTTAGTTCTGTGCGCCATATATCACGCAATATTGCGGAAATAGGATATTATACGCAACCCTAAAGAAACTCCTCAATATTATGAGTGTCTAATCCGGTGTAAGTGTGAATTAACTTTCTTAATGCCAATCCGCAACTTTCTGCCATTTTCATGCGTTCATCCAATGACATATCATCAAAGTCCTGATTGTCATACATCTTATCCATTAATGCTGTCTGGAAGATGATAGTGGCATTCATGAAGTCTCTTTTTGAATAATTAGGCTTATTCTCATTTCCTTTTGCCTCTGAATTTTGAATGAGCAAATCATTGGCTATTTCTTCAAGTTCTTTTTTGTAGGCTCTCATTTTATTTTGAATTATATGTTTTCTCATAATACTCCACACTCCTATCAAACCCTCTGAACGCAAGGTTCATGGCAATGTAAGCGGCATCGTGGGCTTCAATGATTTGCTCCTTCTCCATTTCAATGGCATTATCCAGAATGGCATACCAAGTTAATTTATCCTTTGGCTTTTCCCAGAGGGCTTTAAATAGCCACTCCACTGCGGTCTGATTCTTCTCCATATTTTCCAAAGTTATATCCTTCACTATAAGCCTTTTGTATTTGTTCCTTTTCCATTGCCTTGGCTTTTTCAATCCATTCATGTGTTGGAATCCACATATACATTGGACTTTTTATTTGCTTAATTAGCCACTCCACTGCTGTCATCTTATTTTCCATCTTCCTCCTTTATTAATCTGTCAATTACATGTTTAATATACTGTAAAGCAGCAAGGCCACCTTGCCAATAGTAGCTGCTCTTCGGAGTATTAGCCTCATGCTCAGCCATCCATTTCTTAGTCTTGATTTCCTTTAGCACAATCACTTTAAGCTGTTCAAGTTGTGTCATGATATTAACTCTTCAAGGTTTATGCTAAACTCTGAAAACACCTCATTAACCAGGTCAGCCAGATAGTCACCATCTACATGCTTGCCATCCTCAGACTCATCAATGGCCTTGTGAATTGCCTGCCTGAGCCTATACAATGCCAAAGCCATGTCTGTTGCCTTGGTGCATCGCATGTGAGCCTGAATGTCCTCCGGATCATCAAACCTAAAGTATAGTGCTGCTTTCATTTTGATTGAAGTTTTTTAGTTGAATTTAAATAACCGATGTGCTTGATAAAGCCTCTGCATAGAGTGGCAGCTTTAAAACCTAGCTTCCGGTAATGCTCATTAAATGATTCTTCTGTCTGAAGATGATTTTTATTATTCCATTTACAGAAGTCACTAAATGGCCCAGCAGCCCTATAATCTGAAAGCCTACGCAGACCAGGATTCCATGTCATGCCATGCCACTTATTTCGAAAGTTTACAGCCATCTCCTGAAACCTGACATCGTTAAAGGTTAGTCTTGTTCCATTGAGCACTGGATGACCATTGCGATCAGATGGATGTCTGAGCCATACGGTATAAATAGTTCTGTCCAGCTGAAGCACAGCCCTAGAATCACCAATGAACCCTGACTGATAGAACTCCCAATCATCTTCACAATGAAATATGTAAGGAGTTTCAACCTGATGATATAAAGTGTCAATGGCTTGCACTTGTCCGGCATAGTTACTTAGTGTCCACTTAGCTTCAATCTGCCAATGCCTTTTAAGAAAGCGATTAAGTTCAATACCTAATTCAGTTGGAATTGCTCCTGAGTCCTCATGTATCAGGAATGCAGCTGGAGGCTCACCATCCCAATAAGTAACCAGACTGCTGATGGTTTTCTCAAGTAAGTCAAACCTTCCGCAGCTGGTAAGGCAGATGGTTATATCTCTATCCTTTGACATATAGGTAAGTCTTAAAAACTATCAGGCCAAATAGGATAATATAAACTAGCCAGAAGAAACTCTGCAACAGAGCCTCCTTAACCATTTGTTTGATGCCTCTGTTAATCATCTTAGTAGGAGATAAGAGTTGTCAATTAAACTAAGATGGCAGTTAGGCTCAACAATGATAAAGTCAGACCCATTCCAGGCGAGCTTCTGAATATCAAATTGCTCCTGAGTTAGTTCAATGCCATAAATAAGAAACTCAAACGGAGGCTGATTCAGGCGATAGCTAAGTCTGTATGGGCTATCATCAAATCCATTCCACTCCTTACGCATATCATAGATGGTTATAATGCCACCATACATGTGTGCATACTTCTGAATGTCTTGAATTGTGCCTTTTGCATCTACGCTAATCCCAAATCGAGGGAATAGGTCATTAAATTTTACTCTACTTGTCATGTTGTTTAATTGGTTAGATTTGTAATTGCAATAATAGCAGAAGGTTTTTATCTGCAAAAATATTTGTAAAAAAAGTTTATGCCTGTCTATGACTCTACATCTGCGTTCCTAAAGCAGCAGCTAAAGAACTTCAGGGAAGCATCCAAGGCTGACAAGGTGCTGAGAGCAGCAGCTCTTTATGCTGCTCCGGCAGTTAGTGATAGGGTGCAGGATAGTGGAAGAAAATCTGATGGCTCTGAACTTCCACCTTATGATTCAAGCAGAGTTATAGGCAAAGGAAGCCCCATAAGTAAGAAGTTTGGAGAGATTGCCAGTAAGAAGCAAGTCAAAGCCAGACTCAAAGCCTATGGTGATACAGATGAGTTTTATGGCTATGCTGACTTCCGCAGATCGTTAGGGCTTCAGACTGCATACATGGACTTGACTCTCACCGGGGCAATGTGGGCAAGCTGGAAGCCTGTGCCAATAAGCAACACAGCTTATGGTGTTACATTTACTACATCAGAGCAGGCTAAGATTGCAGGCTACTTAGAAGAGAGTTTTGGGCCTATCTTTGAGCTTTCCGAAGAGGAGCTAAAGCAATCACTTCAAATCATCAATAGACTTGCCATTGAATTTCTGAGTAAATGAAGCTGACTAAGGTAACCGTAGAGAGCGCAATTAAGAACCTATGTGAAAACATAGCCAACACCTATGTCGGTTTAGCTCTCAACTATGGCGAGGCAGTGGAGAGTATTATTGAAGGATCAGCAGGCAACTATGTGACTCTGGATGGATCAACTTACTGCGCTGTCAATGATACTTATCCGATTGTGTTGTTCCTGGTCAGGGAGAGTGCATCGGTTGAACCTACTCCAGCCGGAGGCAGAGCTACCAGCCTGCTCAGAAAAGTCAATTTTAAAGTCATTGTGAATAGCAAGCTGGAAAATGCTGAGTTTGCTTTGACATCAATTATCAACAGGACTAAAGGAATAACCTATGTCGGCACAGACTTTAACTCGAAAGCAATCGCAAACCAATACTTCGGGCTTCCGGAGAGAAACTTTGAGACCTACTTTTTCGCCCTGGACTTGTCAGTTACCGAAAAAATTAGTTGTGAAGTTTCCTGTTGATCAAATCTACTATATCAGCCTAGCTAGGGCTGCTCAAAGGCGCAAAAAACTACTCAGCCACTTTAATGATATTGGACTAGTTGATAGAAATGGCAATCAGCCTGAGTTACAAAAGGCATCAGATGGCAATCACATCACTCACAGAGTAGATAATAGCCTGAAGAAAGCCAATAAAAGAGGCAATATGAGCATGGGAGAAATAGGCTGCTGTGCTTCTCATCGGGCAGTCTGGCAAAGGATGCTGGACAATGGCAATGAGTATGCCTTAATCCTTGAAGATGATGCCAGATTTGATGTTGAAAAAACAAATCAACTCGTGACAAATTGGAACAGGTTGCCAGAGTTTGACTTTCTCCACCTAGGTTGGAACTATTATGCCGGATATGGAGAGCAGACCATTGCGCCTGTTGAGTGCATTGATGGGCTTGAACTTTGGAAAGGAAATCACATGTGGCTTACTCATGGCTACATTGTCAATCGCAAGGCAGCACAGTTGCTTTTAGATAATACACAAGTACAGACTAATGGCCTTGATGCCATGACAGCATGGATTCAAGACCTAATGCTTTCGTATGGTTTTAAGCCTCATGTCTGTTTCCAAGACCCGAATCTGACCGGGCATCAGAGAAGTCAGATACATCATACAGGGTAACTTATTAAATCAATATAATGGATAATTTACAGTACATCAGAGATGCCATCAGGGATGGTGGGCATAATGCACAGGTAACAGTTGTGCGCTGGGAACTCAACCCTACAACCGGAGCGCAAGATCATGCTTTCAAATTTCAGGTTAATGCCAGGATTGCTCTCCGAGAGCTTCAGAAGCCTATTAATAAGAGAGCATACAGCTGGGCAAAGGTCAGACCTATTGGTGATGTGATTGTTGGTAAGACTATCTCAGCAGGAGGTGACATGAATAGTCTTAGTAATCCAGAGCTACTTAGTAAGCTAAAGGAAGAACTTAAGGCACAAGTTAGGGCTGAACTTGAAGCTGAATTAGCTGCTAAGCCTGCAATCATTACTGAGGAGATTGAAAAGCCAAAGCGCAAGAAAAAGGAAGTGATTGAAGATGATTCACTCATTGCCTCTTCTTCTGAATCTCCTTTTGAATTTGACCAAAACAATAACGATTTGCCACTATGAATGTAAAAGAGTTTTTAATCCAGCAGGCAAAAAGAGCTGGGGTAAGTGATGATCCTGAGTTTAACCTTATGATTTCAGCATCTGTGCTGAATGATATTCAAGTGCCAGAGGCAGTCAGCAGTAAGTTTAATACTAACCTGTATGACTTTGAGCTAGCCAAGACTAGCCTTGACCTTAAAAAGCACTTCATCAGCAACTACATGATGGGCTATGATGAGGAGATTATTAAGATGGCAAAGGAGTACGGTCTTGATGGCAATGCCGTTGAGGAGCTTAGAGTCACTAAGAACAGCGGAGATAAAATCAAACTGGCACTAAAAAAGATGAAGGAGCTGGAGGAGAAGGCCAAGAATGCTACCAATAGCAACCAGTCTGAGGAGTTTCTCAAAAAGATGGCAGAGGCACAAGCTAAGTATGATGACCTGGTAAGTAAGGCAGAGGCAGACAAGCATCTGATTGAGCAGAAATTTGTCAGCAAGATGAAGCACTTATGGGAGCAGACTCAGCTTAATGGCATTCAGTGGAATGATCAGATTCCAGAGGCAGCCAGAATCCCGGCTTACTCTGCTGTGCTGGAGAAGAAACTTGCTCAACTTGATGGTCAGCTTATCTATGATGCTGAGCGCAATACAGCAAGACTTGTTAATGCCAAAGACCCTACATTGCCTTTGGTGCATAATGGTAGAGAGTTTAGTTATTCTGACCTTTCTGCATTAGTTTTGCAGGAAAATAAGCTGTTGAAGGAACAAGGTCAAGGTGGCACTAACCAGGTTCAGTTCGCAGCAGGCACACAAACAATTCCGACTTTGCCTACTCAGGCAAGTCAAGGCACTCCACTTCCTGCTTCAGTTCGGTCAGCCTTGGCTGATATTACGAATCTGGCAGATAAACTTTAGTTTCAAAAATGTCACTATCAACAGCTAATGTCTGTCCAGCGATATTAACCTCGCTCTCAGACAATCTAATAAACAACCCTGCCAATGTGCAGATTCAGGGCGGTATGCTTGCTGCTCTTACTTCTCCATCTAATCTGTCAGCTGGTCAAACAATCCGTCAGGCCAATGACAATGGAACGGGTCAATCTAAGGAGGTTCGTGTGGTTTATAAGCAGCGCAAACTCGCCTCATCTGCATCAGATGTTAAAGAGTGTACTGCTGATGGTCAAATGAACTACATTGAAGAGTCAGTTCAGATTAACAACTACAAAGGAGTATCTTTTACCCTTTCTGAGGCTCAACTTCGTACTTTTTGCGATTCCTATGCGGAATTATCGCAACTAACCGGAAGCACTTTGCCGAATCAAATTGTGGAAAGGGCTAATGGAATCGGTGCTGCTCAAGGTGCATTGTCAGTAGTTCGTGAAATCTTTGTTGATTTCCAACTATCTGCCAATGCTCTTATCCAGGCTATCAATGATGATCTTGTTGTTGCTGCTCTTGGGGGAGTTGGTGACTGGTATGGTGGGGTTGCTAATCCTACTTATAATGTTGAAAATTCTTCTGATGGCTCTGTAAAGGCTAAAGGTCTTTTCGAAATGAAGCAGGCTTACATGAACACCGGATTCAACGGTGCGCCTATCATTGTAGGTGGTGCTGGTGCGCTTCAGCGTGTATGGATGAACGATAGCCGTTACTTCGGTCAGGGCGCAAATGGTATCAACTTTGCCACTGTTCGTGATAATACTGGTATTGCTGACTTCTATTTCGATAGCAACATTGCCGGCAACATGACTGACCAGGATTCAGCAATCGTGTTTGCACCTGGTTCACTTCTTTACCTGCCATATCTGCAATATGTAGGCAACTATGGTAAGATTGGAACTATGGAGCGTTTCACAATGCCGATTCCTGGATTGCCTTCTGTACGGGCAGACATAAGGGTGCTTCCTGATTCATGCTCAGAAGAGTATGCAATCTGGATGGAATGCTTCTTTGACCTCTATTCTGCTCCTACTGCTATGTTCCCTGCTGGTGATCCTAACGAGGGAGTGAACGGAGTATTCAAGGCTCAGTTTGAAGCTGCCTAATTAAATTAGGACTAAAAAAAGAGGGAGGCCAAAAGCCTCCCTTTTTTGTTCACCTGTTTCACATAATTAACCAATAAACTACCTCATAGTTCTGGTAAGGTTTCACCTACTGACTCTCCATTTGCAAGGCATTCCCGAAAAACTAACACCTTGCCTTGAGCTTTCAGAGGTTTACCGTGCTTATTATACCATTGCATTGCTCTTGTATAGGCATCAACACCATTCTCATCACTGAATATGCCAGTATAAGGCTCTTCATTCTTGCCAACCATGATGGTGAATTTATACTTCTTAGTTCTCATCGGATGGATAGGCTGATATTATCCTTGAGCTGCGCTCCTGGTACTTCTGCACCATCCTTGATGGCCTGAGTAATTGTGGACTTGCTCACCTCTTTCTTGATAACCCAGAAGTCATCTGGTATGATTGTATCATCTAGGATTTCCACAGCCTGACTCTTGCGAGTGCTGAGCTTGGCTAGTGGTGTTTCATATCTCCTGATGCCTTTTGCATCTTCCTCAGTGAAGACCATAAGAGCAGCCAGCAGTGTTTCCTTTAGCCTAAGTATGGTGTTCTCCTTGGCCTTCTTCAGAGCCTGTATGCGCTTAATCTCAGCAGCAGCTTGATCTGACTCAGATTCTAGCTTCAGGATAAACTTGGCATAGGCTTCAGCCTTGTGCTGGAAGTTGTCTCTTCTGATTGCAAGCTCTTCTGCTATCTCATCAGTAATCTCACCTCCGTTCTCCTCCATCAGTGCGATGAAGGAGAGTTCTTCTTGTGTTAGTTGCCAAAGTGTTGCCATGATTAGAAAGGTAAATCAGAATAATCATCTTCAATTTGCTCAGTGGCATTGGTCACAACATGTCCAATCTTATCCTCATAACCTGTGCGGACAGGTGCAACCGGAGCTGGTGCAGGTGCTTTCATCATTGCCAGATACTCCTTGCTTCCGGTAATCATCTCCTGGAGGAAGTTAGGCAGGCTCATGAACTTCTCCCTGTCAAACTCCAGCACAGAGAACTCCATTGATGGATTGACTTGCGGAGGGCAGGTCATTCCCTTCATCATTGGCAACACAGCTGCTATGCGTTCATAGACTTTCTCAGGATTGGCCTTAGATGGCTGATGAATCAAATTAATCATGCAAGGTGCGCCAAGTAGCTTGGCAAGGTCAAAGGCCTTGGCCTCATCTTCAGTCAGTGCCTTGCCTCTCCAAGTGTTGAGCATGGCTCTAAGGTTTGACTTCTCATTCAGGCTGAAGGTCATCTCCTTGCTGATTGCACAGGGCTGCTCACCTTTGTCCTGGTTAAAGCATCTTAGCTCAGTGGGCAGTTCCCATGTGAACCTGACAAGATCAACAATCTTCTCCTCACCCATGTACTTCTGCGTTACATGACCAAGGTGAACAACTGAGTAACATCTGGCAACATAAGTGCCAGCAGGGATAAGCTCTCTTTGTGCGCTTTCTCCGGTAGATTTTGCTATGATAGCCATAAATTATTGGTTTATAAATTGAACAAAAATTAAAGTGCTTGTACGAGTGCTGCTATAATCCAGATGATGAACAGCTTGCCAAATAGGATGCATTGTTCCTTAAATGGCATTTGAGGGTGATTCATCTCCATGATTACTTAGGGTTAATAATTTGACCACCAAGGTCAGTCCTGATGATAGTTGTGCCTGACTTGCGGAAGTTCTTATAGTCAGAGGCTGAGTAGTCACATGGAAAGCCTAATGCTTTCTCTGCCTCCTCACGATTTGTGTAGTGCTGCTTCTCATTGCCAATAAAGTGAACAATAAGTGTGTCTGTTGCTTGATTGTAGGCTGCTGCCATTGGAGTGAAATAATTCATGTTGTTATTGGTTATTGTTAAACTTGAGGCAAACATAATATCCGAAATTATATCTGCAAAATTATTTGCAAAAATATTTCAATTATTTTTCCGAATCAGCCTCCCGTGCTTTAGGAGGGCATAATTGTGCTTTGAATCAATGACCATAAGCTGGCCATCATGATCCTCCAACTGCATCCGGTGGCACACCTTTTTGAAATGTTCATCAGTCAGCCCATACTTAACACAGAAGGCTTCCAGGCTAAGTCTAGGTTTCTTGCGCCTTGTGCCTTTATGAGATAAAATCTCATTCACAAGGCTAAGATTATGCTCATCCAGCTTTACCCAATTATTCACATAGCCATCAACCTGCTTTGTGTGAAAAAGCATCTTATACCTAGTAAACCTATAATTAGGCAGATTGAACTTCCGGCAGAAGTCGCTAATTTTTAAGCAGTCCATTGTTCCAATTTGGTTTAGGTTTGCAAAAGTAATTGCAAAAATATTTGGCAGGCTTTTTTTTTGAAATGATTACAGACTTCCCAATGCGCCACAATGATGCCTTCAAGCGTTATCAAGGCAGTGAGGATAGCTTCCAGAAGTCAGTGGCTAAGTACCTTAATGCAATTAATGCATTCTGGTTTCACTGCCCGAATGGAGGCAGCAGGCATGCACTTGAGGCTCTAAAGCTAAAGGACATGGGAGTAAAGGCTGGCATTCCTGATTGCATGATCTTAGACCAGAGGCATGGCTACTCAGGCTTAGCCATTGAACTGAAGGTTGGCTACAATAAGCCATCAGAACATCAGCTGGCTATCTTTGACAAGCTGGTTGAGCGGAAGTGGATGGTGATAGTCTCCTGGTCACTTGATGAGACCATCAGCCTGATTGATAACTATTATTCAATAAAGTCAATATGAAGATAAATGAGCAGGGATTCTGGGAGAATCCGACAGGAGAGGGCCATGCCTTTGACAGACCACTAGCCGGAGCTATTGTCAAGCTATTCCAGAAGCATCACTTTAACAGTGTGTTAGACTTAGGCTGTGGCATGGGTGACTATGCACACCTGCTCCAGGCTTACAATTATAAGGTTCATGCCTATGATGGTAACCCGAATACACCACAGCTTACAATGGGCCTTGGTCAGGTTGCTGACCTTAGTCAGCCATTTGATTGCGGTGAGCATATTGATGTGGTAATGAGTCTGGAAGTCGGTGAGCATATTCCAAAGGAGTTTGAGCAGACATTCTTGGACAATGTGGTAGTTAATAAGCCAAAGATGATCATCTTGTCTTGGGCAGTGCCTGGGCAGGCAGGTGATGGGCATGTGAATTGTCAAACTAATCGCTACATCATCAATAAAATTGAAAGAGAAAACTATTGCTTTCTGCCACATACAACGCATAAGCTGAGAAAAGAATCATCTTTATGGTGGTTTAAAAAATCGCTAATGGTTTTTGAATAATTATTTGGTGCTTCCATTTTAGTTTCATTTTATTTGCAAAAAAATAATCTAACCAATGGAAGAATTGACCAAACTAAAGGCAGATTTAGCAGAGTGCCGGAGGCATTCAGACAATCATAGACGCAGCAGAGACTATCATAAGGAGCAGGCTGCTAAGCTCAGGAGAGAAATTGAAGACCTAAACATAGGTAAGGAGTTTTGGGAGATTCAGCACACTAAGATGGATGAGGCTTACCAAGAGGCTCACAGGCATCATCAAGCATGGATGAACTTCAGCATAGTCATGACTGCCTATGCCATTGGAATGACTGTTCTTTTTGCCTGGTGCATTAGGCTATGAGAGACTTCACTAAGTTCACCTGCTTTGTCAGGGGAGTGCTGGAGACAGGTTATGTCATTAAGCATTCAGAAAACCTAAGGCTAAAGAGAGATGTCAAGATGCACTTTAATAGGCTTCTCAATGATGCTACTCAGTTCGAGAAGTTTCTGCACCAGGAATTAGGCTCAGAGATGGCACATGCTGAAGACACTATCAACTCTGCTGTGGTTGATTTAGTCTGGCAGATATTTGACATGGGCGAGGAAGAGGTGCAAAAGTTTTTTGATCATATTAATGCGTTTCAGGATGAAAAAGCCAAATAATGTCAGGACAAAAAATGTCCAAATCTTTCCAGCCACTTGTGAAGAGGTTGAGAAAGCTAAGACAGGCAAAACATGCAGCTGGTGCAATGAGTTAGGCAAGAAGATTCACAAGACCACAGATCATGTGTGTCTCCGCTGTGATAATGTCCGTAAAGCCTATGCCCAAAGTTTAAAAGGAGAAGTTGCCATAGTTTATAAGTTGTTTTAAGTTTGCATTGGCGAAAGCCCCGGATTGCGAACCCGGTTTAATTGGAACACATGAAAAATATTAAAGCCCCATTCGGTAAGTACCTGTCAGCCTATGTTCCGGCTGTTCGCAACAGGGAAAGCCGGATGGGGTTTTTGTTTTTATGAAAAGTAGAGATTCAATGGTGCTTTACAGGAGCTTTTATGATGCCATAAAATTGCTTCCAGATGACACACAATTAGAGATTTTTCGGGCAATTTTTGAGTTTGGTCTTGATGGAATTGAGCCTGAACTGTCAAAATCAGCCTTACCTTTTTGGCTACTTATTAAGCCTAATCTTCAGGCAAATAGGACTAAATGGGAAAGCGGAAGTAAAGCAAAGCGGAAGCAAAGTGTAAGCAAGAACGAAGCAAAGCAGAAGCAGAAGGCAAGCATAACCGAAGCTAATGTAGATGTAGATGTAGATGTTGATGTAGATAAGGATAAGGATGAAAATGAGTATGATGATAAGGATGATAATAAGAAAAAGTCAAAGCAATTTATTCCTCCAACCTATGAGGAAGTAGAAGCCTATTTCATCGAGAACAATGAGAGCCTAAATTATCTTCCAAGGTGCTACCATCATTATGCAGATCATAACTGGACAAACAGAGATGGCAAAAAAGTCAAAGACTGGAAACGCACTATAAAAACGAATTGGTTTGGTAAAAACCAAAAGAATGCAAACACAAGTTTTCCGGGCGAAAATTTTGCCACCTGGAAGCCATCACATCATAAAAATTTAGACTTTAGCAACACAATCGAAACCAAATGAACTTTTCCAATGACCAAGTAGAGAAGCAGGTGCTATCCGGCATGATGCTCTCAGCAGAAGACAGGCTAGCTGCCTTTGCCATCATACCAACAACTGAGATATTCCTTAATCCTCAGAACAAGCTAATCGCAAGGGCAATAGAAGCACAGCAATTAGCCGGAGAGGAAGTAGATCTTATGACAGTGGTTGCAACCTTAAAAAGGTCAGGACTGCTTAAAGATGCCGGTGGCTCAGCCTATGTTTCTAAAGTCTTTGCCAGTCTGGAAAGTCTGGGTAAAATTGAAATCCACTGCAGGATATTGATTGAGCAGTATTTAAAGCATAGAGCTTTTATAATAGCTCATGAGATGCTTCAAGGGGCGCAATCAGACCAGATGGACATTTTTGACCATTTGGCTAAAATTCAATTTCAGGCCGATAAGTTGCTAAGTGAGGCAATCGTAAAAGATGATGACAATTTCAGTGCATCAGTAGAAGAAACAGAAAAGTCATGGCTAAATAAGTCAGACAAGGCCATTGCTGGATATTCAACGGGAATTGGCAGACTTGATGCCATTTGCGGAGGCTTTACCAATGGTGAACTAACTGTGATAGGTGCTAGACCTGGACAGGGAAAATCAGCCCTAGTGGTAAGCCTTGTCCGCAATCTTGCCAAGCAAGGAATTGGATGTGGGCTATTCAGTCTTGAGATGTCGAAGCATGAGCTAATTCAAAGACTAGCTGCCCAAGAAAGCCAAATCTTTGCCTTCAAAATAAAACAAGGCCATCTAAATGAGCTTGATAAAAGCTCACTGAGGTCAGCAGTTCAAAGCATGAAGGCGTGGCCTATTAAGATTTTCGATTCTGGTGCAATGGACATCAGAAAGCTCAAGACTAGGGCAACCATGTGGAAGCGCAAGTATGGCATTCAGGTAATATTCATTGACTACCTTCAGCTAATGGATAGCAGCAATCCAAAGGAGACAAATAGAGTCAATGTAATTTCTGAAATAAGCAGAGGCTTAAAGGTCTTAGCAAGAGAATTAAATATGCCCGTAATTGCACTCAGCCAGCTAAGTAGGCGAGTTGATGAAAGACCTGATAAGATGCCACAACTTTCTGACCTCCGTGAGTCTGGTAGCATTGAACAGGATGCTGATGTAGTATGGATGATGATGAGGCCTGCATACTACGGTAAGGAAGGCACAACTAAAATCGGTGAGAGAGAGTTTTACAATGAAGACCTTTGCATCATTGACCAGTGCAAAATGCGTTCAGGATCAACCGGAATAATCCCTTTAAAATTTGATGCACCTTTAATGAGACTAAGAGACTATGATTAATTCAATCCACATCAGCCAAATCCCTGCACAATGGGAAGGCAGAAGCACCTACTCCAATGATTTACTTTACACAATTAAAGAACCAATGATGACAAGCCAAGACTGCCGGGATTACCTTGGCAGAAAAATTAAGCAACTACAAGGCAAGCTAAGCATTGAAGGTGCAGCACCTGGACACCAGCGCAGATGGCGCAATCAGCTTGAGGTCTATGAGGCAATTTTGAAATACCTATATTTGCATAAACTTTAAGACTATGCCACTCAAGAAAGGTTACTCAGCTAAGACTGTCAGCAGCAACATAAAGGCTGAAATGAAGCGAGGCAAGCCTCAGAAGCAAGCCGTAGCCATTGCTCTGTCTGT